GAATACCTCATATGCTTGTCAGTTTGCAAACAATACTGGAGCGCATACTAATAACACGAATACTTCGTATACTACAAGTTTCACTAATAACACAGGTGCTCACACAAATAACACGAATACAAGTTACCAGTCTACGTTTACAAATAATACTGGTGCCCATACGAATAGTACAAATACTAGTTACCAAAGTACGTTCACAAATAATACTGGTGCACATACGAATAACACAAATACTTCGTATAACACCGCGTTTACAAACTCGACTACTGGGGTAAATAACACCGCGTACAATACTAACACAAGTAAAATAACTAATGTAGATTCAATATCTACTAGTTATAATACGTCGACTAGTAAGCTAACTAATGTAGATTCAATATCTACTAGTTACAATACTAACACAAGTAAAGTAACACACGTAAATTCAATATCTACTAGTTATAATACTAGTACTTCTAGAGTGACTAATATTGTAGTAACTACTACATGGAACACTAATACTGCTAGAACTACAACTTATCCTACGACTTTTGCTACTTCTAGGTCAAGTTCTAGAGCAACTTCAACTAGTAGGTCTACAACAACTACGTATAATACAACTACGACTACTGCAAGTTCGAGAGCTACCTCAACAAGTAAATCTACAACTAGTACGTTTAACACTACTACGTCGACTGCAAGTTCAAGAGCAACTTCAACAAGTTTATCTACTTCTACGACGTATAACACAACTACTACTACAGCAAGTTCAAGATCTACTTCAACAAGTAAGTCTACCGTATGTACATATAACACTACTAAGTCTACTGCAAGTTCAAGAGCAACTCTGACATCTATGTCAACAGCTACAGTATACGCCACAACATTAGGAACACTCACTAGTAGGGCTACAGACACTACTAGATCAACTACTTGTACCTTTAATACTACGACTAGTACATCTAGTTCTAGAGCGACATCGACAAGTAAAACAACTACTTGCACATACGAGACTACTAAGTCTACTGCAAGTTCAAGAGCAACTGGTACTACAAGGGACACAACTTCTACCTTCAATACTACTACCTCAACAGCTAGTTCTAGAGCGACTTCAACAAGTAAAGCAACTACTTGTACTTTCGATACTACAACTAGCACAGCAAGTTCAAGAGCTACTTCAACAAGTAAGTCTACAACTTGTAACTTTGATACTACTAGAGCCACTTCAACAACGTTTGAAACTTCTAGTACTACAGGGTCAGTATTCTCCACCACTAGAGATACTACTAGTACGTTCGGTACTACTAGGGTGACAGATACAACAATAACCACAGAACATTTGACAACTATTGCAACTGCAACAGCTACAAATATCTTTGAAAGAATAACAGCCGCTCAAGCTGGGACTATATTCGATACTGAAGTATCAAGCGCTTCGGATATTGGCTCCTCGTATTGGGACGGATCATCATGGAGCTAAAATATGGCACAACAAGCTAAGCCACAACCAAAGAAGAACGAAGAACATTGGACTAAGAATTATCGTAAAGATGAGATTACGCCCGAATATGTTAATAATAAAATGGAGAGCTTAATGTCTGCTCTCTTTGATACGATAGGGGAGAACGAGGAAAGAATTAAAGATCTCGAAGCTCAAGTTTGGAAACTATCACAAGCACTAAAGGTAAACTAATGGCTTTAGATGCTTTATCACAGAACGAAGAATTAGGTGATATTCCAACTCACTTTATGAAATCTGGAAGTTGTATGCCGCCTAAAGCTAGGCTGGCCACAATGCTAGAGTTTCAAAGAAGGGTACTACCAAAGACTCATAGAAACGTAAAGTTTGAGTTTGATCTTTGGTATAATACAAATGAATTAAGAACTATTAGAAACTTCTTATATACTGATTTTCTAGGAGATGGAATCTTTATTCGTGTTAACACTATAAAGATAAACGATAGAATAATGCATAGTATTGCTGATTCGGATCAAAAGATTGACGAAGAAAGAATACAGAAAATTATTGATAATCTAGGAAACAAGTATTCATTACAAGCAAACCACGAGACCTATGACAAAGTAGTGTTTCCACCAGGCAGTAACTTAATACAGGGTGGAAAGAATGTAATGGATTGGAAGAAACTTGATCAAAAGGTTAAAGAAGGTTTTATAGTCAAGCCACACCCTATTACGGCACACGTATGGGTTGCTAAATATAAGCAACGCTACGGCGCTGACAAGGTACTAAATAAAAAGTATGGTGGGTCAGAGATACTTGCAAAGTGTACTGACTTAGCATTTTGCCCGAACAGTCAGATGGGCATAGAAGGGCTGCTTTTAGGTAAAAATATTCATTCAATAGCAACTCCTAGAGTAGCTAGAGAAAAGAATCATCTAACTTACGAGGCAATTTATCAAGGAATCGCGGGAAAAGCCTGTGGTTCTAGAACTGCACTTTTAAAGATACTTTCTAGTAAAAGATCTGGCATAGTGTTTCATCATGACGATGATGCAGAGGAACGTGTCGAGAGATATCTCGAACAATTTTGGGAATATACATTAAAATGATAGATATAGTAATCCTTACAGAGGAAATAAATACTGAGTTTACTCTTGCTTCTTTACTGAAGAATGACGAAAACTTCCGAATTCACCTATTTAATAGGAGGGGTCTACTTATCGAAAATATGGAGCCAACTATTAAGTGGGCAATGGCAAACTTTAGAGAAGTTCATAGCTATCAGACTCCCTATTCTTTCAAGGGCAAAAACTCAGATAGAATGGCTAGAGTCTTATCCCAATTCAGAGAACATTGGAAAGACAAACAACCACCAGGTGGCCCCATAGAAAGGGTTATAGTACATACAAAAGGTTGTAGGATATTTAATGGAGATATTGGAAAGAATATTCCGACTGTCTCGCAGATGGGAGATAGAGTAGTCTATTTCTCTAGAAAACACCAGTACTTTGATCACAAATTCTATGGTAATTATTACAAGATACTAGGGCTAGAGGCAAAGAAGGAAGATCATGAAGTAGACTTTATGTTAGTAAATTGGAAAAGATTTAAAACGATAAACCCTCATCAGCTGTTCCTAAAGGATGGAAAAGCAAGCCCTTATCAGATACCAGCCTCAGGCGAGTTTGTTAGCGATAGAGACGCATATATTCTCTCAGCTAATAACGATGAAATGTTTAAATATCTAAAAGAAAGTAACCATGGGTACATGCCTATGTACTTTGATATGAATGTTGATGAACTAATTAAGAAAGAGTCTATTGGACCTAAAGACACTATAAATCATAATATTATGATGCGAAAAGCATTTTCGTTGAGTATGGATACTGCAGAACTATTTCTAGGGTATCACGAACTACCGACACTATTTTATATGGCCGTGCCCTGGGATATGTGGAGTAACCTTATTGATGAAATTCCACTTAATCTTAGAAGAGAAGGGGTCAACGAGCGAATCTTACAGAAAGCTGACAAACAGAAAAAATATTTACGAAAAATAGTGGAAGCAGGGTACTTACTAGGTAAAATATAGTGATAAAAGGTATTTCTTTAGTATATAGGTTATTCCGTTACAGTCCTGATGGCGAAGACAACGCTAACATGATAGCACGGGTTGTAACTTACTTTAATGGAAAGTCTAAATTCAACCAAATATGCAAATGGGCAGAGACACCTGTAGGTAAAAGATACCTTGCAGGAGAACGCATCATTGATAACATAGAAGATTTTAGAGAACGTGATAATGATACTCTTGGAAGAAAGTACTTAGAGTTTATGGATAAATTTTACTTTGGTAAGTTAGCTGACTTAATAGTTCTACCAGACAGAGTTAAAGCCGACCTTCTAGAAGAAAAGTACGCCTTATTTATAATGGACACTCATGACTTCCTTCATGTTATTCTAGGATACCCACCAACTCCCTTTGGCGAGTTAATGCGTATAAAAGTTTTTAAGAAATATGAGGGCAGAGGTTGGGCTGTTGTAGACTTCGTGGGGAGACTTTGGGCGATGAGTAAAGGATTAAAAGAAGCACGAAGGTATCATGAACTAGCACAGGAAGCCAGGTGGATGAGAAAATTTAGTATAAACTATGTATATGAAGATTGGTTTGAAATGTTAGGTTGGCACATCAATAAAGTCCGCAAAAATCTCAGCACCAAATCAACAACTCTCTATAACTATAACGACCTTTAATCTTCTAGTATCTCATACTCAAGGTCAGAAAGAATTTCCCACTTTATAATCCCATTGCGGGCCATTTCTAAAGCGTACTCTTTTTCTGCGGGGACGTTGTGAGGAATCTCATCAACTGTATTTCTAGGCAAATGCCAACTATTTGGGTAAGCAGCTCCAACTTTAAAAGGGGCATGCTTAGCAAAGAAGTCAAATCCAACAAGAGTGAGACTCTTCCAAACCCATGCTTTCTTTATTAACCATAGTAAAGTTATGAATCCATTAGAAGGTCGTCCTAACAATGCATTGTTCACATATCCAAACTCATCATAAATAGCAAGTAACTCTTCATCAGTAAACATTGTGTGGAACTCTCCAATCAATGCTTTATCTAACTCTTTAGCACTATTAAGATTTATTCGGGTACGATTTAATAGTTTTGGTACGTTTTTTAAATTATCTCTCTCAGCTAACTGCGAGGCTCTTAAGAACCCAGTTGCCCATAGATCCACTTTAGCACCCAACTGTAGCAAATGTCTCTCACGAGGCAACCCTTTTCCCATACGTATAACAACGTCATGACTGTCAATAAATTCTCCTTTGTTGTAGTTTAGAATCTCTACTGAGTTTCCTACTAAGATAACGTTTTTATTTTCTAGTAATCCTAGTACTAATTCTGCAGTAGCCATTCTAAATCCCTGATTGCTTGTTTGTCTGATTGAACATCTTTATAGTTCGTCTTGTGTTGTAGTGTCATCTCGGGTACCTCAAGATCTGTGTACTCCGCCATTCTTACTAAGTATTTGACAATATCTGCGACTTCTTGATGTGTTACGGAAGGAACGTCTACATTCTCTAATAGACCGAGATTGATTGTAGTTATTCTGCAGCACTTGTCACTATTGTAAGTGAGGTTATTGGAGAGGTGGTTGAGAGAAGCTTTTTGAGAGGCATACATATACCCTTGTGAGATATTTGGTTCTGCGGCTCTACTAGATATATTGATTATATACTTATTACTATCTTTTTTCCAAGCCTCGTAAGCTTGTAATAATAGTTTTGTTTGATCAAAACCTAGGTGAGCACAGTTGATAAACACATCGTTTTCTTCCCACACCCACTCACAGTCCATGATGTCCTCAATACGAACGTGCCTAATAGGACAATCCTGTAAAGCACCCGCTATGGCTGCTGCTAGTCCTGATGCGCCTGTAATTGCTACTCTCATATCTTAAATATCTCACTTATTACTTGACCACATGCCTTAGCTAGGTCAATATGTTCTAGTTGTGTCCCATTAGCAGATCGTAATTCAATGTAATGAATCCATGATCTTAAAGTACCGTTTACATAAAGACGACTCATTGTATTACCTTCTGGAAGTACTGCTCTTGCTTGTTCCTTTGCAATACCATTTTCAACAGCCCAGTTATATGCATCTTTAGCAGTTTGTATAACTTCTCTCTGTCGTCTGTGCCATTCGATATGTAGACCATCATTGTCTGACTTTATGCTGTTTTGTCTATTCTTAGGGTCTTGTAATCTAGCCTCGCGAGTCATAAAGTCCAAGTCATTAGTTGGGTCAGCATAGCGCTGACTAAACTCTTGGAAGCTAAAGCTACGATGACGTAAGAACTGACGAGCAATGTCTCTTGTTGTTTCTATCTCCATACATACACTGACCATTTCTAATGGGCTCCAATGCTTGTGTTTAATCAGATATTTGACAAGTTTTTCATTTGTTTCTTTATTCATCTGGTTAGAGGGGTTACTCACTCTAGCGCAATAAGCTACTAAATCTAATAAATCTAGTGGTATACCACTGAAAGGTGGAGCTTGGCTGTAACTAATTAGTTTTGTTTTCATATGTTTGTATAATCTCGAATGATTCTTTTCCAAATAGTGTCCCATCTACGGAACACCCGTTACACGGAGACATGCTTCTATCTCCTTTTGCTAATTTACGTCTAATTTTTCTCATAGGTTTACCAAACCAAACGTTCATTAAATTGTCGTTTAGTAGATTTCCTACTATATGTTCTCTACCCCAGTCGTTGGAGCAAAAGAGAACGTCTCCATTCCAATCTACAAACATTTTGTAGAACGGATAATGACACGGCTTTCCTTTTAAAGACTGTATATCACTTTCGTCTATACCTAGCCAGTCTATTGTCCCACTCCTATTATTAAGAATGAGTCCATGATCTTTCATACTCCAGTGCATTCGGTACTTGTACCTGTTTCCTGGAATATCCTTCATAACTTTATCGAATGTGTACGTCTGATGCGCACCGTCATACAGGTTAATGTATAGCAAGGATAAACCATTCTCAAAAAGGTCACTTGCATACTCAGGCGTTAATCTATCCCCATTAGTATTGCACTCGATTATGTTGGAATGAAGATGTGTTCTAAAACTTTTAACTACTTCTCGAAACTGCGGATTGAGTAAATTTTCTCCAAAACCGCTAAGAGAGATCTTCCCACGATAGTCATTACGTGCAAGTTCTTCGGCAATTCTTGCTGCTCCTTTCGGAGTCATATGCAAGTTTCTGTTCCCAAAAACTTCAGGGTCATGTCTCGGGCAAAACACACAAGTTCGATTACAAAGTTCGGTAGTATTTACTTCGACTGTAAGTATCGAATTTATTGGGTTAAGCTCCTCATTAGAAAGCCTCTTATGATGGTCTGCTTCTTGTTGTTTTCTATGTGCTAGGAAACTATGTTGGTCTTCTTGCTTCTTCAAGGACAGTCCTCCATTCATCTGCATAAGGTACATCTTCATACCCCTTCAACCACGGCCCACCATCTGTAAAGTGAACTGCCTTAGGTTGATGAATATCGTAATACCCTATCATATTGTTATAAGTTGCGGGCAGGCTTCCAATCTCACCTGTCCATTTGAAACCATGCAAATCACCCGCTGGGGCTTCGTTTACATAGTCTGCGTCTATCTCCATTTCATCACAGTTGATGTACATTAGAGATGACCAGTATTTAAAAGGATACGGACGATTTACTTTACCATCCATCTTTATCCCTTTTTTAGTAATAAGTTCGGGGTGCTTTACGACATGAACGTTAATGTTCTCGTCTTGGTACTGCTCTAGCTCTGCTGGGTCTGACCTCCATAAGAAGTCTCCATCACAAAACAGGGCATACCCTGTAAAATCCTGTAAGTAAGGTACTAAAAAACGAGTAAAGGCAAAGTCTGTTGCTTCGCCTTGGTACTCGCGAGTATACACACCAGAGTCCTGTAGAACTCTTTTTCTTAAAGGACGTATCACGTGCAATTTAGAGAATCTTTCGATACTCGCCTTGCACGCTTCATACATCTCTGGGTGTGCTTCTTCATACCCAATGTAAATATCCATTAGGTACTGCTGTTGTTTACTATTTCTGGAGTGAATCCCTTGTCTTCTTTGCTAAGCTCTTCCCCAAGTTGGTTAATGTAAGCCTGTCTTCCTGTAGTTAAGATTGCAATTTCTGTCTGCTTCTGCTGACATGCTAGGTCCGCTACTTGAATATGGTTTACTATAGACCTGTGGTCTTCGCTTAACTGGTCAATTACGTACTCAGTTCCATCAATAGTGATTGTTTGAATTTCTTCGCTCATTTGAATATATCCTGCCAATTTCCTTGTGTACTAGCCTTAGCATACTCAGTAGCACGGTTTTCAAAAAAGTTGGTATGCTCAACTGCGTTGACTTGCATGTCAATCCAAGGCAAGGGGTTTTCGGTACTATGAAAAATCTTCTTCATACCTATTCCTAGTAGCCTTCTGTCTGCAATATATCTAATATATTCCTTGACTTCTTTTGCAGTTAAATCAGGGATATCGGCTTTATCAAAGCAAATATCAATAAAGTTATCTTCTAACTCTACTGTTTTTTCAGCGGCACAATATATTTCGTATTTCAACTTATCAGTCCACAACTCAGGGTTTTCCTGCATGAAAGTTCTGAATAGTTTTGACAAACCTTCGACATGCAAGGATTCATCACGAATACTCCATGTAACAATTTGTCCCATTCCTTTCATTAAGTTATGTCTTGGGTAGTTGAGAAGAATCGCAAAGCTACTAAATAACTGTACTCCTTCTGTAAATGCGCTATATACCGCCATTGTTTTCGCCATGTCATGTGGAGTATTCATGTTAAAGTCTTGTAAGTACTCATGTTTCTCCATCATAGCGTGTATATTGAAAAACTCTTGGTACATCTCTTCTGATTTACCTAAAGTATCTAGTAGTAAGGAGTATGCTTCCTGATGGACTGCCTCCATAGCTGCATAAGCAACTAGCATCATTCTTACTTCTGGTTGTTTAAATGTAGGTAAATAGTGCGTAGCATAACCTCCGCACACGTCTACATCTGCCTGAGTGAAAAACTTAAAAATATTATCTAGTAACATTCTCTCACCTTCACTTAATTTTTCTTTATAATCTTTAATATCATCTTGTAGTGGTACTTCTTCGGGAAGCCAATGCATTTGTTGTTGTTTTTTATAATTCTCAAATGCCCACGGATATTTAAAGGGTTTATAGTATTCTCTTTCTTCTAATAAACTCATCTATCCCTCACAACTCAGACATTCTTCTGCTTCAAAAATGATTTCTCTTTTTGCCTGTGTAGAAGCGTTGTCTGCTCTTGAAATGGCTTCACTACGTAAATAATAAAGCGTTTTTAAATTTTTTGCCCATGCTAACATATGAGCGCTGTGTAAATCACCTTTGTTTACATCAGGTGGGAAGAATAGGTTTAACGACTGACTCTGACAGATATATTCCTGTCTAGCCGCCGCATGCTCTATAATCCATGCCTGATTTATCTCTACAGCAGTCTTGAAAATATCTCTTTCGTCCTGTGTCAAGAAGTCTAGGTGTTGTACACTACCTCTTTGCATGACGATGCTTTTCCAAACGTCGTCATTATTTTGTCCATGCCCTTCCAAAACTGTAGTTAAGAACTTATTCTTCAATAGGTTACTACCTGATTTTGTCTTTTGTGTAAAAGCGTTAGCTCTAAAAGGCTCAATACTTGGACTTGTATTTCCACAAATAATACTAGAAGAAGCGTTCGGTGCGATTGCAAGAAGATGCGCGTTCCTTACAGAACAAGTGTCATCGTCAGGGCAAGCCCCTTTATCTACTGCTAGTTTCTTAGTGGTTTCTAATGCATCATGCTTGAGTTTCTCAAACATCTGCAAGTTGGCTGATGTCGCTTGCATACTCTCGAAAGGTATGCTGTTCTTTTGCAAATACGCATGAAATCCCATAGCTCCTAGACCAATGCTTCTTTCGCGCATAGCACTAAATTTAGCTCTATGTAGTTGGTCAGGTGCTCTAGCAATAAAGTCATCTAAAACATTGTCTAACATTCTTACTAGGTCTGGGATAAATGCTGGGTGCTTCTTCCATTCATCATATTTTTCTAAATTAACTGATGATAAGCAACATACAGCTGTTCTTTCTTCGTTTGTGGCTAATGTAATCTCACTACACAAGTTACTATGGTGTACTTCTAGCCCTTTCCTCTTTTGGAACTCAGGTAGACCCTGCTGTACGGCATCTTCAAACATTAAGTACGGCTCGCCTGTTTCCATTCTATTTTGCAATAGTTTGACCCAGAGCGCTCTTGCACTTACTGATTTCTTTACTTGTCTGCTGTGAGGATCGATAAGATCCCAGCTATCGTCAAAATCAGGATACTTTGTGGCAGCGTGTATGAGTTCCATAAAGCTATCAGGAACCACGACCCCATGATGTAAATTGATAGACTTACGATTAGTATCACCACCAGTGGGTTTTCTAACATCTAAAAATTCCTCAATTTCGGGGTGACTCATATGTAGATAAGCTGCATAACTACCCCTTCGAGTTATACCTTGTGAAAATGCTAACATCTCCGCATCTACTACTTTTAGAAAAGGTATCACTCCAGTACTCTCACTTCCTTTAGAAGTTTTTGTACCTTGCGAACGAACATCACTCCAATGTCCACCAATACCACCGCCAAACGATGATAAGTAGGCATTTTCTGTGTAATGGTCGGTTATACCTTCCCTACTATCTTCTACGTAATTAAGAAAACAACTAATAGGAAGACCACGTTGAGTACCACCATTCGATAGTACTGGTGTAGCAAACATAAACCATAGGTTACTTACGTAATCATACAACCTCTGTGCATGAGCGTCATCGTCAGCAAATGCTGTACAAGCTCTTGCAAAAGCTTCTTGAGGAGAGTCCTCTCCTGGTATCATATACCTGTCCTTGAGAGTTGCTATTGCAAACTCGTCAAGAAGGCTATCCTTACTAAAATCTATTTTAACTGACATAATTTTTAACTAATCCTATTATTTCTTTGCTGTGTCCAAGTACTTGTGCGTCTGGGTCGTATGATAAATCCATCAACTCTATATTCTTAGCAAGATTTTCTGCACCAAACTCGTTTAAGTTTTGCATAAATTTATACTTGCTTTGTATAGGAAGTGTTGACATTATATCAAATACATCGCCGTAATCGGCAATCATTGTACTAGCACGTTTTGGACCTATTCCATTTACTCCCGGAACGTTATCACCTTTATCTCCACATAAGCACTTAAAAGTTAAGTACATATCTGGGTGAAAGTCATAATGCTCGTCCCAATTGCCCATTGTTGTCTCTTTTCTTGTTACGGTAGAGAACCGTGATATGTTCTCGGTTATTAGAAGATCCCAGTCTTTATCTGAACTCACCATCCAAATGTCCTGTACACCTATAGCTTCTCTGTTTAGAGCTATAACTGCTGCAATGTCATCAGCCTCTACACCATTATACTTAATAGTGAGATAACCTTTTTCTTTGCATAAATCAATACATTTCTGAAACTCTCCTAGGAAATTCAGAAACTCTTTCTTCTCTTCTTCTGTTTGGTCTGCATACCGCTCTTTACGGTTTGCTTTATACTCGGGGTCAATAGCTTTTCTATAATCGCTACCACCATCTCCAAGTACTACGATTTCTCCGCAATCGTATGATTTTGCAAGACTTTCTATAGTCCTGAGATATTCTACTTTAAAGAACTCTTTCTTTTGATGTTTCCATCTAAACGCCAAGTTAAGCCCATCAACTACTAACAGATTACCGTTAGGAGTCGGAGGGTTTCCAAGGCTCGTAAATTCTATCGCCATGTGTCCATTCCTGTTTTTCGTGTTCGAGCCACTTCTCCGCTAGACAAATATAAGCATCAAGCCAAGGCAGATGCATATACTGTTCTAACTTCTGAGGTTTCCGAACGGTTGATACAAAAAATTGTGCATGGTTGGCTTTGAAAAACAGAAGCGGTTCTTGATTACAAAGCTCCGCTTGTTGTCTTGCCTTAGCCCACCATTGCACAAAATTATTACTTTTGTTGGTAAATATTTTAGTAGTGACTGCATCGTCTCTATAAAATTTTACCTCGATTAGGAACTTGTTTATCTTATGTGTAAGATAAAGATCTCCTTTTATTTTCCCACTACCAGAGCCAGGGGTGCCCACAAACGGTAACTGGGTATGTCTTGTTAACATATTGGCAACTAGTGCCTCGGCTTTTGCGCCTTTCTGTCTACTATTTACCACAAGTATCGATATATTTAATTAAATTATCGGTATTGTGTAGTTTTAAGTCTACTATTGCGTCGTCATGAATATCTATTTCTAGCTCGTGTTCCAACTGTAGAACAATATCAACTATATCTAGACTATCAGCACCTAACTCAATAAGGTCATCTCCCTCTTGGAGAGTACCCCTATCTAGGTCTAATACTTCTTCTATAACTCTAAACATTGTCTCTATATTTTCAGTAATCAACGTCTTGCTCCAATCTTTCTCTATATTCTTCATGTCTTATTTTGGTTTTTTGCATATCTGTTAATTCTTCCCAGTCACAAGTCTTGCAAGTTACTCCTGTAAGGATATACTCCCTAAACTCAGCCTTATGTGGACAGATGTGCAGCCAAAATGTATCGCCTTCTCTTACCTTCATACTCTACTCCAAATGACTTATATTGTCATCTTTAATAATTTCTATCTTCTCTAGTAATGGATGTGTCCAACCATGTGAGACTAGATAGGTATTAAGTGTCTCTTCCTTGAGTAGTACTTCTACTACCTTTTCCTTTCCCTGTTCATCAAGTGCCTGATTAACCTCATCGAGGAATAGCACATTGATCTGACTTCTACTAATAGATGTCATTAGTTTTCGTATTGCAACTAACGTAGCAATGTTTACTCTTGCGAGCTCACCACTAGATAACGCTAAAATGTCAATAAGTTTGCCTGTATCAGTAACTTCTACGTTTAGTTTATCATTCTCTACTACGAAATTGATACTAAATCTACCATCGCTAAACTCTGCTAAGTAGTCGTTTGTTAAAGACTCTAGTTCTTTAACGAGGGACTCGATTTTGTATGCGAGTAAGCCGTTTGTACTAAATGCCTTTTTAAGTATCTCGAGAATTGAAAGTTTATCTTCAATACCGCTGAGTTTGCTGATAATACTATCAAGCTCTTTCTCAAATTGAGTAGTTTGCTCTTGTATAATCTCAATTCGCGTATTGTGTCTTTCTCGTCTTTCATTTTCATTTGCTATCTCGTAAAGCTCGTCATGAGCCATTTGAGCTTTCGCCCTAAGCGCTGTAATACTGTCTCTGATTCTTTCTGGATCGCTAACTTTCGTTGGGAGTCCAGAGTCAATAGAGCTGAAGAGCTGTTCCCAGTCTCTAACTCCTTTGGCTGCGTCCCTATGTATTTCATTTTCATTTTCTAGTTTCTCTAATTTCTCTTGTTCTTCTCGCAAGAACTTAGAACATTGCATTGCCCGTTTGTCGTGGGTTAGATACTGACTTTCAATAAATGCTAAGTCTATATCCTGTGCGCACGTTGGGCACTCTTGGTCTTCTGCATTTTTCAGTGCTTCATACTTTTCACGCATATTTGTTTCATGTGTGAGTTCTGATTTCCACGCTCCAATAGCGCCTATTGTCCCTGCTGTGTCCGTAGACTGAGGGTAAAGACGATAATCATTCCTTAAAGAAGTAATATCTATTGACTTTAACATCTCTAACGAATTATTGTTAGCGTTGATTTTTTTATTTTTTTCCGAGATATTTTCAAAGTCTACTTGTAACTGACGGAGAGTATCTTCGTCTTTTTGTGAGATTTTTGGTAAATCCATTTTGGATAGTATCTCTGTAGTCTCTAATTTATTGTCTGTTAACCATTTGACAATAGTATCTGTTTTGGCGGTCAGGGCTGTTACTTCCTGTGTTGCACTCCGTACTCCTTCCTTGAACACCTCGAAAAACGCGACGTAATCGTCAAGCTTTAATAAATCTATTAAAAACTTCTTACGGTTAGTATCTGTCGCAGTTAAGAACTGTAAACTTGTATTAGTATTCTGATAAACAAGCTGAGTAAACGTTTTGAAATCACAACCTAAGACCTCTCCCAAAGTCTTATAAGTATTACTAGCAGTATGGCTACTTATATCTTCACCATTTTTTGTCAGCTTACACTTTAAAGTTGCTCGTCTGTTAACTGTAATATTGTAGACATCATCGTCAACAGTAAAATCTAGACTAATATTATAGCCTTGATTTACGTATCTATTAGCAATATCAGCTTTCTTCACATTCTTACTATTCTTGTTGAATAATACTTCTTCAAGAATAAGTGGAATAGATGATTTACCTACTCCATTTGTGCCTACTAGCTGTGTTAGAGTTGCTTCTGCAAGATTGATTTCATTGTTTAACCCATAGGAGAAACAGTTATCCCAAGCTAACTTCTGTAGAATAATCATTGTACACTCCTATAATTGGTTTTATCTTTTCTTCATCTAAATTTAGTATATCTCGTAAGTATACTACAAGTTCATCACCCATAGACATATCGGAAGTAAGGGACAATCTAGCTTCTACGTGTCGTCTTACAACTTTCTTGTCTAAGAGGTCTGAGTTCTTAATCTTTGCCAAATCCTGAACGTCGCCTTCGAGTTCGTAAATTGTGTGGTCAAAGTCAGTCTGTATCATATCGTCTGGGTCTGATACAGTCTTTCTGATTAGCTGAGGTAAATCAAGTTCGTGCCATGTCCATGACCAATCCGTGTCTATGAGTAGAGCGCCTGTCTTTACTCTGTTCCTGTGGAAACTGGTTGTCATAGGACTGCCGGGATATACTATGTTTCTTTGAGTATTCTCGTGAGCATGTAAATCTCCAGCGAAGACAGTCTTAAACTTGTCAAACCTTTCTAATTCTACTTCAGGCATTACATGAGGAGGTATCTCACCCCTAACATGAGTAAAAAGAATCTGGGCATCTATCGATTCTATACTGTTTTTGCGGTGCAAATCAGCATAAGGTAATATAGCCCAATCATCTTGTACATAAGTAGAGTCTATAACCTCTACTAATGCGTTAACATCTGAAGTTGCTTTCTTTAGGTTAGTAAAGAAAGTCTTGTTCTTCCTAGTAGCTTCATGATTTCCATCATAAATAATAGTAGGAATAGTTACCCTTCTTATAAAATCAAAGTATAGGGTAAGCTCGTCCATTGAGGGGACTCGATCAAACAAGTCCCCGCCAATGATGTGCAATTCACAATCAGCTTCCAACTCAGTAATCTGGTTAAAGAACATAGTGTATCTATTGGTTGCCCAATCTACAGGTACGTTCTTTTGCCCGAGTTTAATGTGCCAGTCTGCTGTATATAAAATCATACTACGTATTCGTCCCCTGGTTGCCATTCGCACCCAGTTAGTCCACCAGCTTTTAAAGCTTGTAGAGTTCTTAAGACTTCGTTTGCGTTTCTACCTGTGTCTAAGGAATTGACAGACATATGCTGGATATAGCCTTCAGGGTCTACGATATACGTAGCTCTGTAAGCAACTCCATTGTTATTGTCAACAATACCTAATTCTTCAGCTAGATAGAGTCCGCAGTCAGCCGCTAGGGAATGTCTGATATTTCTTATTGCACCGTTGGCTGTTTTCCAAGCCAACTTACAAAATTCGTTATCGCCACTAATTCCTAGTACTTCTGCTTCGTCTACTAAAATATCCATACCTGCAATCTCAGTAGGACAAATAAACGTAAAGTCTTTGGGATAAAAGTAAAATACTCTCCAGCCTTCGCCGTTTTCCCATGTATCTTCCATGCTCATATCGTTATTCAGATCAACACCGTTAAGTGATACTTCTGGAAACTTTTGTCCTATTCCAATCATGATACGTCAAACTCCGAGTCTACTGTTTCATTAGAATCTGCACCTTGAACTTTTCTAAGCAACTCAAGTTGCGCGTCAGCTGTAGGTCTTGGAAGAACGTCGTCCATAGACTTGAGGTCTGCGACAAGTTCTTGTTCCCAATCTTCTAAAGCTCTTGGCTTACACTTAAGCATTGCTAGTTGATATTCAACATTGAACACTTGTGGGCCAGTCTTCAATCTCTTGAAGTAAATATCCCAACCAGTCGTCTGGTCTGTAGGATTTCCTAGCTCTTCCATTGCTACTAAAATTTGGTCAAAAAGTTTCCTTTTTAGATTAACCACTTTGATACTTTTATCAGAGTAGTCGATACCTTGGACTGCATAAGCCCAACCGCATTTTAAGTCAGGGAAGTAATCTCGAACATGGTCATGCTCGATATTGTTAAACGTTTCTGAGTTTCTGTCAAAAGACAAACATTCCATAGGAATATTCTTTGCGTTCTCTCCTTTGATCCAGTAAACGTATCTTGGAAGTAAATCACCTACTAGTCGTATGTGATGATCTTCCTTGTTGCCAAAGTTGTAAGTCTCAATTTTGGTCTTTTGGGCTGAGCCCTTCGTTGTATTAAAGCCAATAGCCATAATAATTCTCCTTATAATGTCTCCTCGTATTTGAAGTGGATTATTCCATCTCTAATCTCGAGCAGTCTGTTTTGGTTAATAGTGTTCTCACTTACTTGAGAGTAGATGAGATCTAGTGTGGTGTCTTTTGTTTTTGCGTACTCGAAAGAATTACGGAATGAAGCAACACCTACATACTCCGCAACCTCTTTATCGCTAAAGGCACGCCCTTTTTCAAGTAGTGCAACTGGGTTAACCAGAAAGCTACTACCATGAAAGCTTTTTTCATAAAACCTAAAGGTCTTATCATAATAATTTTTAGGAGTCAGCTTATAAGTCACAATCCTTAGTATGGTTATGATGTCACCAACATTGCCATGGCTTGCTTCTAAAATCTTCTTCCAGTCAAAATATATCATATATTATACCAATTTTTAGAGTGTGTGTCAAGAACTATTTTTTCCATGTATTTAATTCAAATAAAGTTTCTGATTACTTGATGTTCACCTTATAATCTTGTTTAACATAATATCCCATTCGTGCATTGGCCTGCCTACCAGCAGTTTTTCCTAACAAATGTATATCTACTATTTTGGGCTGTATCTTACCCTCTTTTTTACGAATAACTCTACCTATTAGCTGAGTAAGGAGTGGTTCATTGTTTACTGGTGTAGCCAGTACTAAAC